TGTACTAATTCCAAGAATCACGCCAAGGAATGTATCAACCGCTGTGATAGTTCCGACAACCTGCTCTCCGTATGGAAAATTCCAAATACCAGCAAGCGCAAAGTACAAAGTTCCCAGAGCTGGAAGCAGATACATTGCAATCCATTTAAGAGTGTCATAAGTTTTGTTACTCATGTTCATTATTCTTTTCCTCCTTGCCTATGGCAAATTTGTGAATCGGGAGCTTGTCCACTTCTTTCATAACTCTTTCGGCAGAACCATTCCCTCCCAATTTTTTATAAGGATCATAGAGATATGTTCGTAGGTTTTCATACTCATCCTGTGTTACGTAACCTCGATCTACGTACTGCATACCAAGATACATAATCCGATCATGAGCCAAACCAACAAGCATCTCCGTTTTTACATCTTTTCTTTCACTTCTTTTTGTTAAATAGGCCCACAGCCCAGAAGAAGCTAAAACTGAGCTAATAATCGTAAGTACCATCTGAAACCATGGTTCCATCAAGCTACCTCCCATGTCGATTCTTGTTGTGACCTATCTTTTATAATCATCTTCTTTTTCACGATGGTTATGGTCTTATTGAATAGGCCTTCGTATAGTTCTAATAAATCTTTTCTCTGAGCTCTGGACATAAGCTTATAAAAGTCTCCCATCCAGCCCTTGAACATTCCTTCAACATTTTCATATGGTATTTCGCCATTTTCCACCTTAACGGCTAATTTCTTCAATTTTCTACGCATTGTATAAATCCGATCTGGATTAATTCGTTTCATAATTTTTCCAGATTCGGTTAGTGTGTATTTTATCTGAAGAAATTTATAAGTACCGCTTATTTTGACGATTTTTGTTTTCTTCATATTAATATGAATTCCGTATTCATGAGCTATTCTCTTGATGTTTTCAAGCAAATCCAATAATTCCTCTTTGGATGGACTCATGATATACCAATCGTCTGAGTATCTTCCATAAAACTTTATTCCTCTGACATACTTTACATAATTATCAATCCGATGCGGATAATAAATACCAATCGCTTGCGATAACTGATCGCCCATATTCACGGACTTCTCCATGAATTTCTCACCAGTCAATTTGCTCTTTGGAATCTTTCGGTACTCTAATTTGTTAAATACCTCATCCAAACATGACGCATATTCATCGTCGCTCATGTACGACACATCAACTTTAAACCCATCAAATATAACGGTGAGCAACCAGTCTATAAATTCATCATCCTCAAATAATTCGAGCAATTCTTTCTTTGCTATTTCATGGATAATATTATCGTAAAACTTTGAAAAATCGCCAAAGAGAATATATCCGTCGTTTCCATACAGTTTATAATACTTCCGTAAATGTATCTCGAAACGTTTCCTTTGCATAGATATACCACGCCCTTTCAAGGACGCACAATTATCATATATGATTTTTCTTCTTATTTTGGGGATTAATAATTCGTCGCATAGAACATGCCTGATAATACGGTCTTTTACTGGAATACTTGTAATTGGTCTTATTTTGCCTCGTTCGCGCAGTTCGAATTCATCAACAGGACCGTTTGTAAGAGTCCTATTAATAAGATCATCTTGCAGTTCAAAAATATACCTCAAGAAATTAAGAATAAATCTTTGGGTGGATTCTTTCCACTTACTGCCTTTTATAGAGGCTTTGTAACCCGCATAGAGATTGTTGGCGTCGCAGAGAATTTCCTCGTATGTCATAATTATTCACCGTGATAGCAATAGTTACCGTAGTAAATTGCGTCCGGCTTTATCATTTATCCCTTTGGTGGAACGGATAACATCTCCTTCCCTGATTGGTTAGATCAAAGAATCCGGACGAACCCCATTAGAGTTCGAAGCGTTGTTGTAATTCGCATTGCCGTTGTTGTTCACATTGGCAAAGTTAGCCGAAGACACGCATAAATACAGATGTTACC